TGAACGCGACTACTGGCTTGAGCCAGGTACAAGTACAACAGCTTTGGATGCTGTTGCCGATGTCGTGGACATGATTGGCGAAAATTGTTCTTCAGATATTAAGTCTATGAACGGTCTTACCTACGCACAGATTCAACAAGCTTTTGCAGAGCGTGAAGCCTAACTCACAAAGTGGGATGCGCATACTTTATCACGCATACAATCTCACACTCAGATGTGAGGTGTATTCTCTAGGACAGAGTCTGAAGAGACTCTTGGGCAGCAGAATAAGCTATTAACTAGATCATTTCTGTTAGGCCATTCTCCTCTCTTCCACTCTGTCCTAGAGAGTACATGCAGCCGAGGCTGCTACTCTAACTCTCCTTTAATGGAGAATCTGTTTCACCAAAGGAGCACTACAAATGACAGAAGCAAACGTAATGGAGCAGGCGGGTGTGCTTTCTCAGGAAAAGCTCACCTATCGCAAGTTTGTCAAGCTCGGAACCGATGCCGACGGCAAGACTACCATCGAGAAGAAGGCTGTAAAATCTGAGTCCGACAAGAAAGAGCCGGAAAAGTTGGAGGATGGCACGCCTAATCCTCACGCTGGCGTAGCTGTTTCGTGGACTGGGCCTTCTAGGGAAGGTCTTACACTCTTCAACGAGAACGAGTTTATCCGTTATCAGGTCAAGTCTTGGGCTGGTGCGGAGGCGCTGGTTCCCGATGAGACTCAGCGTGTCTACATCTTCCAGTATGGCCTCAACGCAATCCAGACAGCTCGCGCTATTGGCTATATGGATGAAGTCAAGGAAGAAGCCGGCGAGCCGACTCCTGTGCATGACGGCGAGACTATTGATCTCATTACTGCTATCAATGAGCCTCCCACTCGGAAGTCCACCTCTGACGTTGATAAGCTCATCAAGCAGCTCAATGCTATGGGTGTTCCGGCGGACAAGCAAGCGGATTTCTTGGCGCTTTTGCTGGCTACACAGTCTGAAACTTCGGCAGAGAATACCGAAGCTGCTGAGTAAGAATGGGGTTGTAGTATTTCGCTGAGTTGCAGTATACGGAGTAATGTTTTAACGGGGCATTACTCCGTAGCTTTTTCACTTTTAATGTGCCAATGCTCAGTTCCAAGTCTGAGAGGAAGAAAACAGAGGAAAAGGAGAACACAAAATGCCTACAACAGCAGAACTAATGCGGCATTTGAACAATGCTGAGAAACATGCTGTACGAGCGCACAGAATTCTAACCCACGCTTTCTTTACATCAAACGAAAATTTTTGTCTAAAATTACGCCACAAAGGTTTGGATGAGTTGCCTTACAGTGGCAGGGCTCGTGAAGTAGCTAACCAAGTTGAAGATGAAAATTGGGTACGTTGGATCAAAGAAGCTGAAGAAGCAGGACTCCGGTAACTAATTGTCTACCGAACGGGGATAACCACCTTCAATGGTTATCTTAAACGTCCATTAAGGCGCCCGTTACAATCTAATCACCACTCACATTCTTAGCAGCGTCGCTGCGGGAAGGTTACAGGGTACGTGTATGTACGTGTACTATGAGCACCACAAAGATGCCTCTGGCAAAATTGTGCTCACGGAGCTAGTTCTTTCTTCTCATGGAACCGGCGAACTCGCAATCAGCTTTCTTAGCAAAACAGAGAACATGCTCTTCGAGATTTGCAAGCTCTCTCTCAAGCACGCACCTGTAGCACAGAGAAGTTTTGATCCAGCTACTAATATCTGGAGTTACTTCGACGAATGGGGACAGTTTACGCTTGATCGTTTGGAGGCTGTCACAGATGCTATCATGCACAAGGTTACGCTTATTGAGGTTCAAGACCTAGCAGCACAAGCTGTGAATAAGCGTATTGATTTCTCTGCCAAGCATGTGCGACCGGAAGATTTCTTCTATAACTACGGCAAGCCCGTAGCACAAGCTACGATGACGAAAGAAACCGTAGCACAAAGGCTCAAGCAGCTTATGGGAGAGACAATTGACAAAGCTGCTTATCGTCGTGCTGCATTGAAGTATCATCCTGATCGTAACAACGGCGATGGCTCCAAAATGTCGGAGTTAAACTCTCTTTGGAGTGTATACAATGCCTAAGATCGGTCAAGCGCTTGGCTTACTACAATTTCTCACTCAAGTTATGATACACGACAAAGAGTGTATCACAACATTTGATTATGTCTCTGTTAGTTGTCAACGTTGTGGTTTGAAGAGAGAAATTACCGTACCTGCGCAGTTACGCGACTGGTTAAGACATGAGTGTCTTAAAAGGAGAACTAACAATGCCTAAGAATCCTTTCAAAACAAAGCAGGCTCTTGAGATTCAGAGACTTCTGCAAGAGCTTGTAACCACCAAAGCAGCTAGGAAACTTATTATGGCTGACATCCTAGCTGAAGCTGGCTTGATAGTAAACACACCAGCTAGTAAACATGACTGGTGTTACAATAAGGAGAAGTAACATGGGCTTTCAAATCCAGAATCCTAAAAACACCGTAGACGCTAAGCGAGCAGCTATCGAAGTTCGTAAAGCATCCACGGCTCCAGCAGGGACGAATCCTAGTGCAATCGTGCGCTACATTTTACCCGGCGAGTGCCCAGATCGGAATCGTATTGTATTTGACGATTCTGGTTCTATGGGCGGGTATATTGAGGATGCGAAACGTGGGATGATCGAGTATCTACGTAATTGTATCCCCAATCAAACCTCTGTAGCGATTCATTTTATGAACTCTACAGCGTGTGACACACAACTTGAGAGTAATCTCTTGAAGCTCGCTGGTGATATTCGTGAGATAAATCTACGAAGTGGTGGTACACCATTCTTCAACACTCTCAAGAAAGCTCTCGAAGCCACGCCCACGCTCACACGATTGATCGCTTTTACTGATGGCTCACCGACGGATATGCTGAGCGCGGAAGAATCTACTGAAATGTCCTCTAGCTGGGACACAAGTTCTGCTTGGACTTCTAGTGCTGACGTTGTTATCAAGATTGCTCAGGCTACTGGCGCTGGTATCCCGATTGATACTGTATACTTTGGCGAAGGTAACGAGGATAGACGAGAGATTGGACTGCTTAAGTATCTCTCTTCCAAAACCGGAGGCTACTTTCTGCACTTTGACCCTGCTAAGGTAAACTTCGCGCAAGCGTTCAAGTACCTTGCGCCGTGCAATCGTTTGATGCTGTCATCTGCTAGCTTCAGAGCGCAAGTAGAAAGTGGGGTACAGAAATGAGACGAACATCACTTGCTGAGAAAAGAAATTTTCCTTCTTCACCGGAAATATACTCGTGGGGAGTAACTCAGAACGGACAATTTTATCCATTTATATTTGAGAAATCAGCTAAAGAAATAGCGAAGAACAACGAAGACCTGTCAGCTTACTTCGGCTTTCCTTTAGCAGACTGTCATCTTGATAAGGAGGACGCTTAGTGCTCCCCTCAGAAGCAGCACAAAAACAATCCGAGCGCCTAGCACAATACAGCCCACTCATTCAGCATCAAGTTACGACGCTGACGAGAAAGCTCTTTGTTCTAGGTTTCAGCGCACTTTTTTCTCGCATGGTAGAAGGTCCAGTGGTACGGACCTTCTATTTCAAACCTCTAGGAGAACCGAAATTCTCCAGCATCCTCAATAAAGAAGAAGAATTTGCAGGTTCTCTCGCTGTAGAATCCGTTCGTGTAGAACGTGCTCTCGGCGAAGTTGCTATTTCTGTTCCACGTGCAGACCGTCAGACCATACAGTTTGATGCTTGTCTGCATAAAATGATGACCTCAGAACTTACTCGTGGAATGGCGCTGCCTCTATTGCTGGGCCAGTCCACTGTCGGAGAACACCTTTATGCTGATCTTGCTCAACAGCCGCATTTACTGGTCGCGGGAGCTACTAACTCAGGGAAAAGTGTATTTACCGCGCAGCTTATATGCTCGCTTTCTCTGTTTCGCGCTCCAGAAGAGCTTGAGTTTATCCTTGTGGATACTAAGAACCTTGATCTCGTATTGTTCAAGGGACTTGAGCATGTTAAATATGTTCTCAACAACATTTCTGACCTCAGAGCCGCGCTTACGGTTTTGCTTGAGGATGTTAGGTTGCGAAACCAACAAATGTCAGGATTAGTGCGGAATATTGGAGAGTGGAACCGACTTGAAGAGGATAAGAAAATGAAGTACAAAATCCTCATCATCGACGAGCTGGCGGATGTGCTAGATCAGGATAACGCATTCTTAGCACAGATTGAGCGTAAAATGCGTCCGCCGTCGATACACTCACTCTTAAAAACCATTGCACAAATCTCCAGGGCCGCCGGAGTGCATCTCATTTTAGCTACTCAACGGCCTTCAGTCAAGGTAATCTCCGGGGATATTAAGGCCAACTTTCCTGCTAGAGTATCCTTCAAACTTCCATCAAGCATGGATAGTAGAGTTATCCTTGACGAAACCGGCGCCGAGAATCTGCTCGGCATGGGCGATTATCTGTACAAGATAGCAGGCTCCGATACCGTCAAGCGAGCGCACAGCGCGTTCGTCTCGATCAACGACATCGCTAACATTCTCACACAGAACGAGAACATAAGGAGACAGTATGCCGAAGTCGGTAGTAAGATGTAAACACTGCAACAGACCGATAATATGCGATGATCCTCTTGCTGGTGAGTGGATTCACAAGAAAACCAAAAGTGTACCAACAGCGTATTTCGCTTGTTCTATGTATGCCAGAACAAAGTCAAAGCGTGATTCACATCCACCATTCGCAGAACCAAAGGAATTAACCGATGACACAATCAAGAGCTGAAGCAGAAGCATTGATGGAGCAGCAGCATTATCCAGCGGATTACATTTCTCCTCAGGACGCAGGTCTAGCTGATCCTGACGACGACGAAGAACAAGATGACGAACCCTATTGGTATGAGCATGTTGCTGATCTTTGTGCTAGCTGTGCTCATATGAGAGAATCACACGTTAACTATGCCGAAGACTGTAGCGAGGCTGACTGCGACTGTCTTTGTTTTGAGGAGTCAGAATGAAATACTACTATGACGGCTACTGGGGCGCTTTTTTCAAACGCTCCGTTGAGGCAGGTACCGGACCTGCTACGCTTGATAGCGCAGTAAAACCCACGGACCTAGAGTTAATTGGCTTTGGTTACAGCGGCCATCACTCTATTCTCAACGACATACACTCACGTAACCTTGCAGATCAAGGTCCGATTCCAGCAGGTTTGTACACATTCTCAGGGCCATTTACTGATCCCAAGCGCGGCCCGCAATGTTGGCGGCTCGAACCAGCACCCACGAATCGCATGTTTGGTCGGTGCGCGTTTATGAATCACGGTGACACAGCAGCAATGGCTCACAATGCTTCAGACGGTTGTATCATAAGTCCGCACTGGGTAAGAAGTTTGTGGACTGACGGTGATACGTTGGAGGTACTATGAAAGCTTACGCTTTGAGAGACAGTATAACAGGTTTATACCTTCCACATGGAAAAAGAGGAAGAATGAACTCTTACAGAGACTTTGATTCAAAAGAAAATCCACGGTTATTCTCAAGAAGAAGTGCTGCCTCTAACACTCTGAACGCTTGGCGAGCAGGACGCTGGGGATGGAGAGGATATGGAGAGGATATAGATCTCGAACCTCGTAGTGTTCCTGGACGACGATCACAGGAGATCGAGATTGTCTGCTTTGAGCTTACAGAAGTATTGTAAGAACGCTCACACTAGCTCACTCGGTAGGCCGATGCCCGTCTCATGGGGTCGGCCTTTCATTTTCGGGTTAACCCCTTTCGATTCATCGACTTAACCCCCGTATGCAGCTCTTTTTTCGCCCCTTGACACCTGTGCACACCTAAGGTATGATGGATTTAGGGTCGGTGATGCGCCGAACGGTCTAGGGAGGTCAAAAACAATGTCTTTTAGTATGATGGTAATGTTTGATAGACGACTTCAAACATACGAACCTTGCATCGAATATAATGGGACTGATTATCCTCGTCTTATAATGGGTGGAAGGCAAATAAAAATAAGCCGTATCGTAGCAATTTATTTTAAGTTAGCTCAACCTACTACAGCTTGTGTCTGTGTATGTCATAAATGCGATAATCCGAAATGTGTCAATCCAGATCATTTATACTATGGAACTTCAGTTGACAATGCAAGAGATAGAAAACTAAGAGCGATACCACCACGACTACGACCAGAGCACAGAGAAGGATATACATATCAGGAAATCACTGAAACTCTCAAAAAACTGTATAGGAGTCAAAATGTCTAATCAAAGCTCTAGAACAGTAGCTTCCACAGTTAGGATTTATAACTGGCAGAGAGATGAGTTGAACAAAGCCTACGTAAGAGTAGAAATGTCAGCTCTTGTAAGAGCTTTGCTCACAATGTTCTATGATGATAAGATTCCCGAAGCGTTTCCTTTAGCCTTAGAAGAAATGGCTAAAGGTAAACAGGCTTTGAGGCGCCAAGTGACAAAGCGAGTTTCTGTAGCATAAGTGTGTAAAAGGAGAAACATGTCTGATGAGTCAGAAGATGAACTCGTCGAGCAAGTTGACGAGTCTTTTGTACCTACCGATGATCCTGAGGAAATCTCTGTGGAAGAAGCAGCGACAACGGATATTCCGCTTGCAGCTACGACTACTGAGCCGGAAGAAGCGGGTCATCTAACAGTAACCGTATGTGATTGCTGTCTTGAGTTAAATCTCACACATCCAACGTCAGTAATAAGATGTGCTCGATGCGGTCAGGCGTTTTGTTTTCACTTTGCTTCTACGATTGATGCGCAGTATTGTGTGAATTGTCTAAGTGACATTGCGGTGGCTAAGAGTGTTATCACTAAGACGTACGAACACAAAAATGCTGAAGGACAGACGGTATTCTACAGACGCAGGGCCAGGGAGATACAGATTAGTGGTCTGGATTGGCTCTTTGCACAGCGTAAGATTGTAGAATTATCCGATCTTGAGCTTGATCTTAGTATTGAGTATCATCGAAACATTCTGTCACTGATGTGCACTGAGCAAGAGCAACGTCGTACAGCCAAAATGCACAGGTACGCCGGTGTGAAGATTCACCTAACACCTTCAACAACAGGTGTAAACCAGACTACTACAACAACTGTGAAGAAAACTCGCACGGTGTCGAAGACCAAGGCGCAAGAACAAATAGCGGCGCTGCTCAAGAACATGGCCGCCAAAGGAATGACGATGGATAAGATAGCAGCGATGCTTAAGAAAGCGTAGGAGGAGAAATGAAAAAAGCAAAACCGACTGACATGAGCTATGTTAGATACAACTCACCTAGTGCGGACTACGTTGAGCAAGTATTGAAAAAGAACGCAGAAGAATCTCTTAAACTTCTCAGCGATGATCCTGTGAACCATCCCTCGCACTATACCTTTGGACGTTTTGAGGTTATAGATGTACTACAGGATTGGTTTCCAACAAGTCCGTTGCTTTGGCAGATTGTGAAGTATGTTGCCAGAGCACAGCACAAAGGAAATATGCTGCAAGACTTGAAGAAAGCTCAGTTTTATCTCAACAAAGTAATTCAGCAACTTGAAGAATTGGAGAAAATAGGATGAAGATTGTACAACCTTACGCAAAGATAATGGAGCCAGAGTTGCTTGCTGGCGCGTTGAAGCGTATCGAGTACGCTGCGCGTGTGAGTCATCGCTCGGAAGATGAAACTGCTTTGGTAGTTGCCGAGCGCGAGTATCTAATGAATACTGGCGGCCCTCTAAGTGATGCATCTGAAGAAATTAGACTGGCTGAAGTCGCTAAGTGTGAAAAGTTCATCCGCGCTG